GTCAGAAACGACTATTCGTGCAGCGCAAAAGCAGATCGATCCACCATTGATGGTGCCCGATGACGGGTTTGTTTTGCCAGTGCGGACAACCCCAGGTGCGTTGAACTTCTATCGCACGGGAACGCGGGATCGTTTGGAGCCATTGCAGATTGGCGCGAACAACCCATTAGGTTTGAACATGGAAGAGCAGCGGCGCAATGCGATCCGTCAGGCTTTCTATGTTGATCAGTTGTTGATGTCACAAGGCCCAGCCATGACCGCGACTGAGGTGTTGCAGCGCAACGAAGAGAAGATGCGGCTTCTCGGACCTGTTCTTGGTCGATTGCAGTCCGAGTTGCTGCAACCGCTCATTTCTCGCTCGTTTGCGCTGCTGCTCAGGAACGGACTACTCCCAGCCGCTCCTGAGCAACTACAGGGCCAAGATATTGATATTGAGTATGTTTCTCCATTGGCCAAGGCTCAAAAGCTAACAGACCTGCAATCTATGCTGCGCGGGTTTGAAGTGATGATGCAAGTTGCCGAGATTGCGCCTGTGATGGATTACTTGGATAGCGACAAGCTTGTTCAGTATTTGGTTGAGGTAACAGGCATCCCTGCACGGGTGATCCGTAGCGACGAAGAGGTTGCGAAAATACGCCGCCAACAGGCCGAGGCGCAGCAACAACAGCAAGCAATGGAACAGCAGATGATGCAAGCGCAACAAGCGCAGCAAGTCGCGCCATTGGTCAAAGCAGTTGGTGGGCTTGAGCAGTGAAAAAGATAGAAGATTTAAAGCTTTCCTATCGTCGGACGTTTAACACGGACGATGGGGAAACTGTTTTGCGTGATCTCAAAAGTCGATTTGGCTTTGAGGCAACCACATTTTCTGGCGATCCTTATGAAACTGCATTCAATGAAGGACAACGCGCAGCCGTGCTGCTGATCGTCAGGATGTTGTCCGAAGGGAAGGAACCCCAATGAGCGAAGAGGCAATCCAAGACACTGGATCTCAAGATGTCGCAGACACAGGTGCGTCAGCACCGATAGGCTTTTTAGACAGCCTACCAGAAGATTTGCGCAGCGAACCAAGCTTGCGCACGTTTACAGACCCAGCAGCGTTGGCAAAAAGTTATGTCAATGCCCAGCGCATGATTGGGGCTGACAAGATTGCACTGCCGAGCAAGTCAGCCACGGCTGATGAGTGGCGCGAAGTATATACAAAGCTTGGCGCACCGACGAGTGCAAAAGAATATCAATTTGATGGAAATATTCCGTTAGAAGAAAACTATCTTAATTCGTTTCGTGAACATGCTTTGAATGCTGGATTACGTCCAAGCCAAGCAAATGAAATGATGAACTTTGTGCGTAATACTATTGAAGGCATGAACACAAACATGTCTGAGGGCGCAGAAGAGGCCCGTTACGCAGGGGAACAAGAATTGCGGCAAGAGTTTGGCCAAGCGTTTGAACAGCGCCTAGAAATGGCGCAGCTTGCTGCTAAGAACCTATTGGGCAGCACTGACATGTTTGACAACATTCAGTTGTCCGATGGGCGCATGTTGGGCGATCATCCCGACATTATTCGCATGTTTTCCAATCTGGCATCACAGATTGGTGAGGATAATTTAGCTGGTGACACAACCGAGCTAGTTATGACCCCGCAAGAGGCTCAACGTCAAATTACAGAGATGACTAGACGAGATGGCCCTTATTGGGATAAGATGCACCCAGAGCATGACACATACATCCAAGAAGTCTTACGACTGAGGGAGTACATGTAGTGGACAACCGCAAGGCCCACATGCAAACTTGTAAGTCAAGTGGAGTAGCTGCCCTAAGCAGTAGCACGGCCCCGCAAGGGATAACCACGCGCAGCAACCTTAAACTGAAACTTATGTAGGAGAATGACAAAATGTCTACTCAAATTTCTACAGCATTCGTCAATCAGTTTTCTGCAAACGTCCAAATGCTATCACAGCAAATGGGTTCTCTGCTGCGTAACGCGGTAGATACAGAAAGCGTAAATGGCGAAAAAGCTTTTTTTGACCAAGTAGGTGCGGCAGCAGCCGTTCTACGCACATCACGCCACGCGGACACACCGTTGGTTGAAACACCACACTCACGCCGCATGGTTACTATGTCTGACTACGAATACGCAGACTTGATCGATGATCAAGACAAAGTGCGTTTGTTGGTAGATCCGACATCAACCTACAGCCGTGCTGCTGCTGCTGCTATGGGTCGCGCAATGGATGATGTCATCATTGCTGCTGCTCTTGGTACAGCATACACAGGCAAAGACGGTTCAACATCAACAGCACTGCCATCTGGTCAAAAGATCGCAGCGGCATCTGGTGGTTTGACATTGGCGAAACTGATTTCGGCAAAAGAAATCTTGGACAGCGGCAACGTAGATCCAAGCATCCAACGCCACATCGTTGTTTCACCAAAACAAATCTCTGATTTGTTGAACAACACAACCGTAACCTCTAGTGACTACAACACTGTAAAAGCGTTGGCGATGGGCGAAATCAACACATTCGTTGGCTTCAACTTCATCGTTTCCAACCGTCTAGGCACCGATGGTTCTGGCGATCGCCAAGTCATCGCGTTTGCATCTGACGGCATCAAGCTTGCAGTTGGCAAAGAGCCATCAGCACGCATTGACGAACGCGCGGACAAATCCTACGCAACTCAAGTCTACTACGCTCAGTCAGTAGGCGCGACACGCATGGAAGAAGCCAAAGTCGTTGAAATCGCTTGCGTTGAATAAGGAGACTAGAAAATGGCTACTGTATATTCAGCACAACGTACAAACTCACGCGCAACCCCAGCCGTGATGAACAAAGCAAATGAGCTTGGCGGTCGTATCCGCGTAGCTCATGGCACATACGAAGCATCTTCCCTAGCGTCAGGCGACGTTATCGAGATGTTTATTCTGCCAGACGGCGCACGTTTGTTGGAAGGCTCCTTGGCGCATGACGCTTTGGGTGCATCAACAACTTTGTCTGTAGGCTATGGCGCACACAACGATGCAGCAGGTACAGCAGTATCAGCATCAGCGGCAGCGTACAAAGCAGCAGCAGCGTCAACATCTGCGCAGAAGGTAGACATTCTTGCTACATTGGCTTTGGGTTCAGGCTCAGAAGTTGATGCAGACAACAATGGTATGCCTGTGACTGTAACAATGGGCGGTGCTGCTGGCACTGGTACTATTGAAGTCACAATCAAGTATGTTGTTGACTAAATAGATCGGGGCGGTTCGCCGCCCCTTTCTTTCTAGGAGATTGTCGTGGCTAACTTAATACCTTTTGACCCAAAGAAACATAAGGCGATTGACCTGCCAGGTGGTGGTAAGGCGACGGAATATTTAGTTTCTGAGCAATCACCAGAAGGCACTGCATGGAATATTCCGCAAATCTGGTTTGATACAGAAAGCGGGAAGCCAAGGTTCTTAAAAGGTGATGCGGCTTGGGATGAAGCCAAAGCCTATGAGGAAAGAACCGGGAATAAGTTCCCTCGTTATAATACAATTAAGCAAGCGGTATCGGCTGCTGAAAAGAGATCCGCTGCTGGCGGCGCGTCTAAAAAAAGTTTGATGAATAGGAACTAAGTATGCCAAGCACAGTTGATATTGCAAACTACGCGCTAAACAATTTGGGCGCGTCTAACATTTCCGCACTAAGCGAAAACAGCAAGGCTGCGCGGATTGTTAATCAAAGGTACGAAGCTGTGCGCGACGCAGTGTTTCGCGCCCATCCTTGGAATTGTTTGATCCAGCGGGTGCAGTTGGCGCAAGATGCGACAACCCCAGCGTTTGGATATACATATCAATACACACTGCCAACCAACCCGTACTGCTTGCGAGTTTTAGAGTTTTCAAATGGCACGTTGTCTTATCCACAAGACAATATGACCAGCAATACAGGTGGCCCTGTTTACGTCATTGAGGGGCGCAAACTGCTGACAGACGAAGGCACAGCGCGTATTAAGTACGTTGGCCGCGTGACAGATCCACAGCAGTATGACGCAAGTTTAGTTGAAGCATTGGCGGCTCGTTTGTCTGCTGAAATTTGCTACGCCATCACAGGCTCAACATCTATGGTCCAAATTCAAACGCAGCTATATGAAGCTAAGATCAACGAGGCTCGTTTCAACGATGCGACAGAAGGTGCAACGCAGCGCCTAGAGGCAAGCGACTTTATTGAAAGCAGGTTCTAATGGCACGTTCAGCACCCGCGTTTAGCTCCTTCACGGCAGGTGAGATCAGCCCACGGCTTGAGGGTCGCACCGATTTAGAAAAGTATCGGCAGGGTTTATCAGACCTTACGAATATGGTCGTCATGCCACATGGCGGTGTGCAGCGTCGTCCAGGGACGCAGTTTATTTCATCGGTAAAAGATAGCGCAGTAAAAACGCGCCTTATCCCATTTCAGTTTAAAGCTGGCGACACATACATTCTTGAGTTTGGCGATCAAAACATGCGCGTTATTCGGAATGATGAGCAAGTTTTAGATGCGACAGACAAGACAATTACAGGTGTTACGCAAGCAAACCCAGGCGTTATAACCAGTGCGTCACATGGTTTTAGCAACGGTGATGAAATTTATATTGACGCTATTGCTGGCATGACAGAGCTAAATGGGCGCAACTATCTTGTTGCAAACGTCACGACAAATACTTTTACAGTGCAAGATCTGTTTGGCAATAATATCGACACAACAGCATTTACGGCTTACACATCTGGCGGCACTGCCACAGAGATATACAATATTGCCACGCCATATGCGGCGGCTGATTTGTTTGATATCCGTTTTGTTCAGTCAGCGGACACAATGTATCTTGTGCATCCATCATACGACATTCGCACACTGACACGCACAGATCATAACGCTTGGTCTTTTTCGACGATGAGCATTACAGGAACGCCAAGTCCCGCATTAAGCGGGGCTGATGATCGCCCTAGTGTTGTTGCATTCTTTGAGCAGCGTCTTGTGTTTGCAAACACAAATAATAACCCGCAAACATTGTGGTTTAGCAAGAACGGCGATTATACAAAC